GAGGCCACCTACGTGTTGCTGTCCTCAGAGCAGAGACAACAAAGCTTCTAAACCTTGCTGCTGTCCACTCACTGTCATTATACTTTTGTTCTGTACCACTGACAGAGGAGGTTTCCGAATCCTTCAGTTTCTTTTTCATCATGGCTTGTATCTCCCATTGTAAATCTTATTGCATGTACAAGCTCATGAAAAAATGTAGCTCTTGTTGCTTGCTCATTCATGTTAGAACGAAGAAGTATTTCATACTTGCCCGGGTCACACATGCCGAAGTCATGAAGTTCATCAACATAGTTTACGTTCCATTCACAACCTCCAAGCCAGAAACTGGAGGGAACCACATCTGTTCGGGGAATCGTCTTAGCCATAATAAAAGTCCATTCTCTTTAACTCGTTCTTCGCCCAGAGCCTCCAAGCAAACGGCAAGCATCTCGCTTTCTGTCTTGGCTTTGGCAAGCATCTTTGTTGCTTTCACATCCCCCACTCCCTTGATACCCACAATGTTGTCTGCTCTGTCGCCCATCAACATCTGCTTGTAAAAGAAGCGGAGTCCTTGTTCTTCGGAAACAAAGTACTTGTCTTGCTTCACAAAATTGTAATGCCATCCTGCCACCTGATTAAAGTCTTTGTCTACTGAGACAATGATGCAATCTTCCTGAAGTTCTGTTGCTCGTATTGCTATGAGGTCATCAGCTTCTTCATCAATGCTCATCGTTGCTCCCCATGCGGTAACTAGGTAGTTACGTAGCATCTCTAAATGCGCTGGCTTCTCTTGTGTTCTGTTCCCTTTATAAGGGGCAGTGATCGCTATGTCTTTCCTGAAGTTTGTCTTCCCTGTGAGGAACACTTCCCAACTCTCAAGACCTAGCTGATTCATAAGGATGTCCTCAAGAAAGTTAGCCATCGTTGTAATGGCTTGGCTTTCTGAGTCATCCTTACAAGAGAAGGCAATGCGATAGCACATCACATCACCATCTACAAGAGCAATCATTACAGGACTACTTCTGCTTCTTCTTCTTGTACAACAGGAGGAGAAGCTAGCTCTTTAATACGCAGAGCAGCGTTGTCCTTACTGTGCATCAACGAAGGAGCATTGCCATGCATAGCTGACATCTTGTGTGTGTAAGAGCTGATGGTTGCTTCTGCAACTGTGCCATTACCAATGAGGTCAGGAGACACCATGCTGTTGTTATCATCAATAGCTTTGATGGCATAGTTACTCTTGACGATGATGTATTTACCACGTCCATACTTGTCATCTGCTTTCTCTTTCACCTTTACACCAAGCTCTGATGTAAGGCGTTGTGCAATGGAATCACTCAGGCCACCGATACAAATCTCAAAGCGATTGTTATCTGCATTGAACTCCCGATTAGGGACTTCCATGTGTTTAGCCCAGAACAATTTACCCACTACTTTTACTTGGTTCATCTTTTTTCCTTTGTATAAAAACAATATTATAACACATTTCTCAATGTGTGTCACGCCATGTCTTGCCTATATTAAACTCACCAGATACAGGGCAACGTAAGCCTAACAAAGTTCCTGCTTTTTCTATGCTCTGCACTGCTAGTTTTCCTACAAGCTCGCCATCTTTTTCTTTTGTTTCAATCTGCCATTCATCATGGACATTTGCACAAAAGCCATACCAAATCTTATTCCTCCTAAGCTCTTCATCTAACAAGACAAGAGCCTGTTTCATTACAACTGCGCCAGCCCCTTGCAATAGGCTATTAACTGCTGAGTGTTCGGAACGTACCCATATTTTTCTACCATCAAGCCCCGGTACAAAACCCTTGCTTGCATACTTGGATACGTTATTTCGTAAACTTTTGAGTGCGGGAGTGTTGGAAAGAAAACTTTCGATGAGCTTCTGTCCAGCACGAGCATCACCACCGACCACTTTACCAATCTTCTCTGCCCCTGCACCATAGAGAAAGGCGTAGATGAATGTTTTCGCTTCATCCCTTGTTGATAGACCCGCTGCCTTTTGGTTTTGCGTGTGTACATCAGTGCCATCTTTTGAACTTCCTTCACAAACAGTTTTGATATAGGCACTGTCCTTCATGTAGTGTGCCAGCATTCTAAGCTCAAGGCCACTGGCATCAGCACCAACAAGAACATTACCCTCATCTACAATCCACAGTTCACGACAGTCTTCCCCATAAGGACTTCCCTTGTTAGGAATTTGAGCCATGTTGGGAGAGCTGTGTGTCATCCTACCAGTGACAGCACCATTGGTAATGACACTGCCATGTACACGTCCTGTCTCCTTCACCTCCTCAAGCCAACTACCAATCTGAGCTACACGCTTTTGCAGCATGAGGTATTCAGACAATAGCTTTGCTTCTGGTAGAGCAATGGATGCAAGCACTGTCTCATCAACAATGATACTGCCCTTCTCTGTCTTCTTTGTAAACTTAACACCAAGCTTCTCAAGACGCTCAGCAATTTGTTGTCTACTTCCGGGGTTGAAGGGAGTGACAATGTCTTTTAATGGAGCACCTGTCTTCTTGTTCTTTCTACCTGTCTCAACATAAGGAGGAAAGACAAGCTGCATGGTGTTCTCAATGTCAACCATCTTCCCCTGAAGCATTGCCAATAAGCCCTGAGCTTTCTTGATGTCTAGCCTGAAGCCATGCTCCTTCTGCTTCTGGACAATGATGGCAACATCGTGCTCTAGCTTGATGCTTTGTTCAGAGAACTTGTCCTTCTCTAGCATCTTATTAAGCATGTGGTATGTAGCAACTAAAGCAGCAACATCATCCTTACAATATTCATAGAGAAGATCAAGGTCTGGTTTGTCCCATCGGTAACTAGCTAGTAACCCTGTCTTATCAACGTAGGCTTGAGCATAGTCAGTTTTCTTTTGGCCTGTCCTCTCTCCCCAAGCTGCCAAACTGTGGCCGTTTTCTAAATTTGGATTGTATAGCCTTGATAGTATCAATGTATCTATCGCTTTCTTGGCTGGTATCTTCACTCCCCAACACTTCCTCAGCACTCCAGCATCGAAGCCTATCAAGTTGTGTCCTATCACTTTGTCTGAGTTTTCTATTAAGGGAATCAGTGTACTTGCTTCTGTGTGACATACATATCCATCTTCATCATACGTGTAACAGCACCATATGTGGTCGTGTGTGCTGTTAGTTTCTGTATCTAGAAAGAGCCTCCGCATTTGGTTTCCTTATTCATATCCAAGTTCCTTAACCACAAGTGTAGCATACCCTGAGATGTCGTGCCAACTGTCTGCATAATATGGATTGCCATTAATGATACGAGCCATCTTGTTACAAATCATATCCATGCTCTCTTGCATAGGTGGTGACATGTCATGCCAGTTACCACGTGTACGCATAATTTGTTTTAAGTCTTGTGCTGTTCGTGCAACATCTTTGTAGTCACCATACGTGCCTTGACGCTGTGCTAGTGTACCTTCAATTGTTAATGTCATTTGTCTTCCTTGATTAAAACTTCTGTCCAAGCTGCTAGGTTTACTACGTTTCCACTATCAGTATAGCATACACTATACATGCCGTCAATGTGGTCGAAGGTGAGTTCTGTATCATCTTCAAGAACAATCCTACTGTGTCTTGGCACATCATATAGCTTCATGTTTTCTCCTTGATATATACGTCAACTATTGTCTAATATTGGATAGTATTGATTTATACATCAATTATAAGAGAGGCTGTCATGTGTTCCTCTCCTTAAGTTTGGCTTCGACTAGGCTTGCATATGTTGCATATCTAGGCAATGCTGCACGACTAATTTCCCACAGTTCTGATTTCTCCTCATCCGTCAGCCCTACCCATGTGCGCTGTGGTGGGGTGGTGTAGAGAGGTATTGGAAAACACTTGTGGTCATTGTTGTCGCTGACATTGCCATCAGCATCCATCCACGCCACAGGCTCTTGCTCAATCTCTTGCCCAAGCCTCTGCACTTCACGCATGGCGTGTTCTCGCAAGGCTTCTTTAATGGCGGTGATGGCTTCGTTAAAAAAACCTTCGGGACGTAGGCGTTCCAACGCATCAAGCGCCAGCTTCAATGCTTCTTGTGTCATGCTTGTTCTCCTCTGGCTCTAATGGCTTTGGCACAATCATAGCCATAAGCTGGTGAAGGTTCTCCCCCTAGGTTTATACCAACAATGTCTAGTTCATCACACACCTTTGCACACGCCTCACGCTCCAATTTCATTGCCCACTCCAGCTTTTCATCTTCTCCAAGTCGATCCCACTTGTTCATGTAGTCTGCTTGCTTGTTCCACGCATTGATGATTTCATCGTGTGTCATGCTTGTTCTCCTCTGGCTCTGATTGATTCAGCACAATGTAGTGGTGTTAGCGATGGATGTTCACCAACTTCCTCACACACCTTTGCA